CGTGAGCGTGTGCCGATGGACATTGAGTGGAAGGCCGTCAGGCTTGGTGGTCGTAAGGTGTCGAGCCTGGAGTTCTCGTTCTCTCCCGAAATGCAGCCCAGCCTATTCGGACATGATGGCGAGGCGTCCGACTGACGTTGTATCTGTCCGAATGCAACCGTCCTGTTTGTACGACTAGCTCAGGACTCGTTTTGGCCAGAATCCTTGCCGGACAACCGTTTCAGGCATTCGGACAAATGCAACGTCAGTCGGACGGGTTGGCAGTGTGTCCGAATCGCCGCGACGCGTAGAGCTCGCGAAGCGCCGGTCCTGCGCTGAAAAACGAAAGGGGCCTTTCGGCCCCAATCTCCCATCCCAATCGTGCTCGCAGCTCACTGCGAGGAACGCTTCGGCTTTGACGCGCGGGAGGAGGGCGCCACAGCGGTCTTGCAGCCCTTCGCGGCCCGCACGGTAGCGAGCGCATCCTCGGGGCTCCGCCAGACGTCCGCCGCGGCTCCAGCGCGCTTCATAGCCGCAATGAACTTCTCCTGCTCCGGCGTCACACGGCCCGTCGCCGTCTTGATTTCGCCGAACAGGGCCTGGCCGATGGTCTGGCCAACCATGTCTTGCGTGATGGTGCGCGTCACAACGCCGACCGTGTCGCTGAATCCTGTCGGCACCCCTGAATCGAAAGGCCGCGGGTCGCGAATCAGGATGCTGCCGTCGGGCAGCTTGTGAATGTCGTTGCCAGTCCACGCCCGGCCGGAGTTCACGCGGAACAGGATGCACTCGCCCGCAAGGGCGTTGCGGATTTCCGACTGTATGCGGTGCTCGCTCATGCCTGCGGCTCCATCGCGAAGCCGCACGGATTACGAGGCGCGCGACCGATGGCCGGAACGCCCTCGTTGCCGAGCGGAAAGTACACCCATTTGTCGCCCCAGGCCGTGAAGTTCGGCGTCCCGTACACGCCTCCATATCCGTCATAGAACACTTCATTCAGCGAGGCGTGGTCCCTAGTGCAAACCATCAGGTTGTCGAAATCTTCACCGTCGTCGTCCGCAGCGGACTTCAGCAGCTTAGCCCACGACGTGTGCTCTGCGTTGTCCGACAGGATGGGCAGTTGCGGGTTGAAAAACTCCATGCGAGCGGTAATTGTTTTGGTCATTGTCAGAACTTGAAACGAAGTTGAGCGGTGACAAGCGCGGGCATGTCTGCGATGTGCGGCGAGACTGCGCCAGCCAGCTCGAACCTGCCGGCCGTCACAACCACTTCAGGCATCAGCAGCGGCAGCACGACGTGATGCTTGTAGCCAGACACCAGCCCGGCGACCGCGCCGACCTCCAGGTGATTCACGATGCGCCACCGTGCCTCGTAGCCCGCGTAGAAGCTCGTCTTGTAGTCGCTGTTGTGATACACGCCCACGATGATGCTTGGGCTCGCGAACCGGTATCCGATGCCGTAGTTGAATTCGTTGTACTTGTCCGTGTGCACGTTGATGTGATGCGTCACGAACCCGCTCACCAGCGCCGGCGACAGGTCGACACGGTCCAGGAACTCAGCGTGAGCAGCGGAGCAGGCGAGGGCGGCCGTCAGGGCCAGGATGGTTTTCTTCATGCTGCTACTCCTTCATTTGCATTGAACTGAATCGCGCCGACGTACCAGGCGCACGGACTGCCGTCGGTGTCGGTCCAGCGGAACGGCGCTTCGAAATTGGCGTGCACGACGACGACGCCTTCAGCGCGCCGCGACTGCATGTCCATCGCGACAGCTACCTCACACGGCTCAACCGTGGCGGCGTCAGGAATCGCGGCGTCAAGCGGAACGTTGATGCCCCAGCCGCGCACCTTGCCAGCCGTGAGCGTGTGGATGTTCGGTTTAATGAACATGGCTTAGAAGAACCGGGCCACGGCGCAGACTGCCGTCAGCGCGACGCCGCCGAACGCGAAGCCCTGCACCGGGATGGCCAGCCAGCGCGGCAGCGACTTGCAGAGGACGCCGAGTGCGGACAGCACGAAACCGAGAAACAGCGAGACAAAGAGGAGGTCTTTCATGGTATACAACTCCGGGTGAGGTTTAGTTAACTCGAAAGGTAGCATTCGTGTTTACGAATGTCAACCTTCGTTTCATAGTATAGTGTTAAACGGCGTGATGTCGAATTAAGCCAGGCGCCATGGCGAACGGGAGATTGGGCGCCAGTGTGGCGCTCAATCTCATCTCGCCGGAGCGCGTTCGCAGCACCAGACTCAGGCTGCCTTGGCGGAACGCAGGCCGTGGCGCTTCAGAGCCCATGCCGCCGGGAATTCATAGCCGCGTTGCTTGCCCAGCGCAATCCAGTCCTGGAGCGACTTGCACGCAGCTTCCTCGCGCTTGCGCATGTCGCGGATGCGCGCCTTCTCGCGCTCTTTGATTTCGATGAGCTCCGCCTTCGACACCGTGATTGCCTTCACTTCCGCGGGCGCGGTGAGCTCCGTGCCGCACGTCGGGCAGATGACTGCCGGCCGGCGCACTTGCTGGAAACAGCAGCCGCAAGTCATCGGCGGAGGAGGGCCGGCGTCGAGCGTGTCTGCGCCGCCCTTCGACTTGCCTTTCTTGCCCACCAGGAACCACTCGCGCTCGTCATCCGGGAAGCCGTGGCGCATCACATTGCCAGCGTGGTCGAGAATGACGGCGATTTTGCCCAGCGCCGGACGGAGCGCGCGGCCAACTTGCTGGAGAAACAGGGCCAGGCTCTGCGTCGGGCGCATGAGCATTACGCAATCAATCGTCACGTCCGTCTGAGCGATTGCCGACAGGTCGAAGCCTTCGCCGAACAGGTCTACGTTCGTGAGCACCTGGAGCTCGCCGGCAGCGTAGGCCGCGATGATGGCCTTGCGCTCCGCCTTGGGCGTGTCACCGTCGAGGTGAGCAGCAGGGATGCCCGCCGCGCAGAACTGCTCTGCGATGTGCTTCGAGTGGTCGACATTGATGGCGAACACGACCGTCCGCATGCCGTTCGCGTACTTTTTCCAGTGCTCAATTGCATCTCCAGTGAGGGTCGGCTTGTCCATCCGCGCGGCCGCATCGGCCTTGCTGAAGTCGCCCATTGCCTTGCGCACACCTTTCATATCGGGCACGTGCGGCGCGTAGAGCTTGTACGGCGCCAGGTTGCCTTTCTCGATGAGCCAGGCCGTTTGCGGCCCCAGGACAATCTCGTCGAACTGCGCGTCGAGCCCCTTGCCGTCCAGGCGCTGAGGCGTGGCGCTGAGGCCCACGATGGTGGTGCCGTTCTCACGCAGCCAGTCGATGACCTTCGACCAGCCCGCAGCGCCGCTGTGGTGCGCTTCGTCGATGACTGCGAGGCGCGGGGCCTTCAGTTTCTTGAGGCGGTTCTTCAGCGTGTCGATGGAGCACACTTGCACAAGCTGCTCGAGCGACTCGGAATAGCCGGCCGCAATCTGGCTGTGCGGGATGCCGAACTTCGTGAACGTGTTGCTGGTGCCCGCGACGAGCTCAGCGCGGTGGCAAATGAACCAAGCCGCGTCGCCGCGCGATGCGCACCGGGAAATCATGTAGGAGGCGAGAACCGTCTTGCCTGCGCCCGTAGGGGCCTGGAGGAGAACGCGCTTGACGCGCTTGAGCGCGGCCCGGCAGCCGACAATCATGTCTTGCTGATAGTCGCGAAGGACGATGGGGGTCATGCGAGAGAGGGGTTGATTGTGATACGTAGTATAGCATATAATGCGACATGCGCCTCACTGCACTTCACCATGCGTCACGTTACACGCTATACTAATTAACACCAACCAGGAGTAACCCAGATGCACATCGAAAAACAAGCCAAGGCGCACGAGCACGTGAGCCGTCCCGATTACTCGCCGAAAGACCAGGTCGTCGAGTCGGACGCCAAGTTTCAGCTGCCCGGCGCTGACAAGGCGCATCGCATGACCGCCGACGAGGTGAGCAAGCTGCTGCCGGCCTTCACCCAGGTCAAGCTACAACCGGCGAGGGGCGCGCGTATCCCGTCGCGCCTGATGGACCGCCTGCTGAGCAACGCAGGAGTCACGCGATGAGCAAAGCACGTCGTATCGCTAAGGCACACGTGAAAAGCCTCACACATCTGAGATTCACTCTGAGAGTGAAGCGCTGGAGCAGCTGGCGCGCTGACCGCTCGGTCAAGCTTGGCGTGATTTTGAGAGAGACCATCGAGCTACGTAAGCTCAGAAAGGCAGGGGTGACGCGATGATTGAATGGCTGAAGCGCCTGTTCGGCCGCAAGTATCCGCACCCGCCGGCATCGGAGCGTCGCTGGGAGTTCGCGGATGCCGATTCGGCGGCCGACGCGGCCATCGCGAACGCCAGGCACTGGGCGTCGCGCATGTCGGTGTCGTTCGACGACGTCAACCTGCCGCCCAAGGGGCTGTTCGATGCCGCCAACTGGTGCGGCACCACGATGTTCGCCGACGCTCCGTTGAAGTTCTACCCTCTGCCGGACCCGGGCTTCGTGGCCTGGGTCGATAGCAACGGCGAGATGCGGCACTACGACCTGCCGTTCAACTTCCCGCTGGAGCTCCTGAAGGCGATGCATCGCGGGCACGACGAGCTGTTCGTCAGCCGTGAGGACTTCCCGGAAGAGCTCGAGGCGGAACACGCGGAGCTGTTTCTCAGCCAGCACGACGAGCCGGAGACGCTAACGCAGGAGGCCGTCGATACGCTGCTGGCGCACATCCACTACGGCGACTTTGCAGTGCCGCGGCCTGGGTATGGCGCGTACTCCGACTTGCGTAGGGGTCGCTAGCCCTCCGACGTTAGAGAAGAGTCATGCAGCCCTGCGGGGCTCACCGACGTCTCCCATCATCGCCAACTACTCGAATCACACACCACACCATGAACACGTATCTCACAACCGAAGAACTTGCCGCCCGATGGGGTGGCGCAGTCAGCGTAGGCACGCTGGCGAACTGGCGCTCGAAGGGCCGCGGCCCCGCGTACCAGAAGCTTGGCGCGAAGGTGCGCTATCCGCTCGCAGCCGTCATGGCCTTCGAAGCCGAGAACCTGCACACGCAGGAGCAGAGCAATGGCTGACGAGCTCGACTACGCCTCCGAGCTGGAGGCTCAGAACACGCAGGATGCGATTGACCGCGTCCGCTCCCTGGCTGCCCGTACGCCGCGCCTGACGCCGCGATGCGAGTGTCTGAACCCGCGCTGTGGTGAGCCGTTCACCGACGCCATGCGCCTGTTCTGCGGCCCGAAGTGCGAAGGCGAGTACAGCCGTTTGAGCGCGCGCGAGAAGCTGCTCCTGGCCGCCGAACACGACGAGCAGGAGATGCTCACGATGCCGGCGGAAGGGGATAGCGACGATGACGACCAATGACACGGCCGGAGAGCACCGGCACAGCATCACCCTGGATGGCGGGCATTCGTGCCCGATTTATACGGGGCCGGTCGGCGAGCATCGGCACGACATCAATCTGGACGGCAAGTTCTATTGCGCCATGATGGACGCGTGGATTTCGCCCAGCGAGCTGCAGCGCAAATAACCGCAAATCATGCTGCCTCACTCTGCCTATACTAAGGTGAGAGAGAGGTAATCGCCTGGTGCAACGCCAGGCAAAAAAAAGCCCCGCTGGTTTACGCCGCGGGGCTTAAGTTTCTCTCTTTCAGTAATCGCGCAACAGCGCGACAACAAAGACACTATACCACACTATCCGGAATTGTGTGGATTTACAGCTCAAATTTTCAATCGTAGCTGTCTTCCGCGTTGAACGCCGTCGTCGATTGCGTGGCCTTCGGATTCACAATCACATCCTCCACTTCGTACATTCCGGTCGGATTCGGCTGTTCGAGCTCGACGTGGCACGCGTAGCCTTGCGCGTCCAAGCGATGCTCCACGCGGTTCACGAGCCAGTAAATCGGCACGCCAGTACGCCAGCCCACGAGCTTCACCTGAGCTTCAGACATGATGGAGCTGTCGCCGACGCACGACACATTCATGGTGACCATCGCGCGCGTGCGGCGCGTGAGCTCCGCGGTCGCGGCGGCCTGCGCTTCGGCCTGGGTCTGAAAATACCGCTTGATTCGCAGGGTAGGGGAGCCGGTGCCTACAGAGACGAGGTGCCGCTTCGCTTTCTTCGTGACGTGATAGTACGCAACGATGGTGCCGGCGGAGTCGCGCTTCTGCTGCGTCATGCTCCAGCGGCCGCAGTCCTTCGCGTTGAGAATCACCTGGGCCAGGTCCTGGCCAGAGACGCTCTTGAACTCGCCGCGCTTAGCCACGACGAGCTTGTCGCCTACAGGCTTGACGATGGCGTCATACTGGCGCGCGACGACGCGCAGCAGCACGTTGAGGTCGGATTCGTCCGCCTGGTCGATGTGCGGCAGGCCGATGGTGGCGAGCGACTTGGACACAGCAGCGGTCATGCCGTGTTCCTTCGCCATCGTGGCGACCATCGCGCCGATAGTCGTGCCTACCTTCCAGCTCCGCACTTTCTGCGTCTGCAGGTGGTATTGGCCCTGGTTGCCCTGGTCGAAGGTAGCCGAGCGCGCGCGGATATGCATCAGCCCTGGCGGCCCGGAGAGCTCCACTTCGTCGACCGTGAACATGCCCATGAAGCGCATCTTCTCGCCCTGGTAGCCCAGGTACAGCTTCAGCATCGCGCCGGTCGGCGGAATTCCGATGGGCTTATTCGGGTCGTGGTCCGACAGCGTGATTTCGAGCGTGTCCGACGTGCCGCCGGTTTCATCCGTGAGGCGCAGCGAGACAAACCGGTCCAGGATGGTCGCGGTGATGTCTTTGTCGTTGGCCGTGAGCTCGAATTTCGGTGCCCAGGTGTTCGTCAGGAGCATCGTCATTGCTTAGTCCCACAGGCTGATGGTGCTGTCGACAGGCGTCTGCACCACGTCAGGCAACGTGATGACGAGCCCGGCCGGCAGCAGCGGGCCGTAGCCCGCGAGGCCTTTGTTCGCATCGAGCAGCTGCTCCGTTACGCGACCCGCGCGGGTCCCGTAGTAGTACCAGGCGATGAGGTCGGCGGTGTCGCCGTCTTTCGTGACGTATTGCGTTGCCATGTTCAGAACAGGTTCGAGATGACGTTAATCGCCGTGCCCGCCATCGTTCCGGACAGATTCGGCAGGAGGCTGCCGTCGCTGCTATCGAAGCGCTTGAGCGTGATAGAGAACTCGATTTTGCGCGGCACGCCGAGCAGTGCGAACTCGCTACGCGTCTCTTCTACACGCACGATGACCCAGTTCCCGTATAGCTTCCCGGTGAAGTCCAGAAGCGTTTGCGGCTGCCCAAGCGACGCGAGCGTGCGGAAGTTGGCAATCGCGTTCGCGCTGCCCTTGAACTCCGGATAGATGACGCCCGGAAGCGTCATCGTTTCTTCGCCTGGGCCGGTGAACTGCAGCGCATCGAGCTGGCCGAAGCGCTCTTGCCCTGGCCAGCGGTACTCCGCCGTTCTCTGCATTTGCTGATATACGGCGGTGTTCAGTGCGAAGTTGATGCTGCCGAGACGCAGCATCGGGATATAGCCAGAAACGAGGCTTGCGATGCTCATTAGTGAGACACTCCATCGAACATTTGACCGCGACGCTGCACCGCGACGCGACGTGAGAACTCTTCGCCGACGGCGTGAGCGAGCTTGTTATGGTCCGTCTCAGCCGGAGCGTTAATCGTGATGCCGCCGACGTGGATAGTCGTGTTTGCGCCGTAGTCGCCGCCGCGGCCTCCGCCGGCCATGAGCGACCGTGCTGACGGTTGCAGGTTGGCGGGCAGCTGGTACTCCGGCAGTGCTTTCGGATTCAGCTCTCCGGCGTTCACGCGCGCCTGCGCACCGGCCGTCAGCTTCGCGCCACCGTGGTCCTTCACCGCGTCGATTTCTTTCTGAGTCAGGTCCCGCCACGCGTAGGCCAATGCTCCGACGGCGCCCACCACGAGCCCAATCGGCCCCAGGACGGCCAGGAGGGTGCCGCCCAGGCCTAGTGCTGTCATGCCGAGTGCGGTGGCCACGCTAGTAACGCCGCCCGCGACGACGCCCGCAACCGTGAGGCCCGCGACGGCGCCTGTGATGCCGATAATCCCCCAGGTGAATGCCTTGAACAGCCGCGGGGAGCCTTCAGCCGTGTCGTTGAGCTTCTCGAGGATGTCGGCGAGGCTCGTCATAGCGCTGGCGAACTTGGGCAGCAGGACGTCACCCATGCGCGCCTCAGCGTCCTCCAGGCGAGCCCGCGCGTTGGCTTCTTTGCCTGCAGAGGATTCCTGGTTCGCCTTGTCCGACTGCTCCGCGTCGTGCGCGATGTTGACGTTGTTGCGGTCCTTCCAGACGTTCTTGTGGAACCGGATACGGTTCAGCAGCAGGCTGGCCGCGTTTGAGTTCGACGTAATCGAGTTGACGAACTGTTGGATGGCCGGAACGCTGTCTTCGTCGTCGACATTGATGCCCTTCTTCTCCAGGATAGGAATCAGGTTCTTATCAACCCACTTTTGCGGGTCGGAGATGAGCAGCTTCGAGTCGATGAGTGCGTCTGAGCCGACGGTCTTTACCTTGCCCGTCTTATCGAACTTGACGCCGCTCTTGTTCAGCAGACCCAGCTGCATCATGTGTTCGAACGCACCGTGCTGCTGATGGCCGCCAATCCACGCCTGGTTGAGCGTGCTGCTCGCCTTGGCGTAGCCAGGCGCACCCATCGCTTGCATCAGGAACGTGTCGCCGAAGAACGCCTCGTCGGACATACCCGCGACCGCTCCCTTGCCGCCGCGGACAGACGTCAGCAGGTCATCAACAGACACCTTGCCGTTCGAGCCGGTGAGCGCCTTGAACGCCCAGTTGTATTTGCGCTGGAGAGCCTCAGGGCTCGCTGCGCCGCCGCGCTCTTCCGCGATTTTCGCGAGCTGGAACGCGGAGTCGCCGCCGGCAAGCTCCGTCTTGTGCATACGGTCATACAGCTGGAGGCCAGAGATAGCCTTCAGCGAGATTGGCAGCGCCTCGAGCGCGTGGTGCGTGTCGCCCAGCGCCGTGCGCAGCTCGCCGATGGTCTCGGTGGCCTTCGTCGTCGAGACGCCGAACTGCTTCGCATCCTGCGCGGCCTTGACCATCGAGTCGCCGTCTTCCTTCGAGACACCGGAGTTGTGAATCAGGTTGATGACGTTTTCGCGCTCGATGGCGGCACCGATGAGCGGCTTCGCAACCGCTGCGGATGCCGCCACGCCGGCACCTACGCTGAGCGCGGCCGTCTTGCCGGCGCCCATAGCCTTGGTTGCGATGGCGCCGCTACGCGCAGCGCGCGCTTGCGTGGCAATCAGCTGTTGCTGTGCACGCCGCGTGTTCGCGAGCTGCGTCTGCAGGCGCGAGTACGAGTCGGTCAGCCGAGTGATAGACGCCTTGTCTTCGTCCTTTGCCCGGCGAGCGCGCATGAGCTCGTTGCCCATCTGCCGGGTAGCAGCAGTGAGCAGAGACTCTTTCTTCTTTAGCGCGTCAACCTCTTTGCTGAGGCCCGTCAAGCCCTTCGTAGCAGAGCCGATGGCCTTGTTCAGCGTGCCAGAGACGACGCCGCCGATGGTGATTGTTGCGCTGAGCTTTTTGTTTGCCATGGCTTACTTCGAAGGTACTTTCGGGAGGGCGTCCACCCAGGCGATGAATTCGGATGTGCGCATGCCTAGAATTTCTGCTTTTGACCAGCCGGTATGGGACGCCAGCGCGAGCGTCCCCTGGCGTGCGGTATCGGCGGTCAGTCGATAAAATTTGCGAAGGCGGCCGCGAGGCGCGTGTAGTCACGCAGCGGCAGGTTGCGCAGGTCGTCCGGCGCGATTTCGCACAGGTTCGAGAACATGGCCAGGTCCTTCTGTGCTTCGCTGGCCTTCGACTCGGAGGCAACAATCTGGTCGCCCACCGTCGGCTCGCGCATCGTGATTTCGGTCACCACTGCGCCGTTAACCTTGAAGCCGCGCGACAGCGTGATGGTCATCGTGCCGTCGCCGTTGTCTTTGAAGTAATCCTTTTTCGTGCTCATCTGAAAATCTCTCTGTGTTTAGGAGTGTTTATTGATGGCCGGACTAAGCCGGCCTTGTGTTGCGTGTCGCTTACAGGCCCAGCGCGCTGCGGAACGCCGCCAGCACATCTTTGCCGTTGATGCTGCACATCATGTTCTCGACGTCGATTTCCGTGACGGTCGTCCGGCCGTGCTGGAGCTTGTAGTAGTTCAGCGCCATCTGGCACTTCAGCGACGGGAGCTCGCCCGGCTTCCACGAGCCCGGGTCCATCGACGTGACCTTGCCGCGCATGGTCATGCACACCGGCGTCACGGTGCCGTCAGACGACTCGAGTGCGCCGCGGATGGTCAGCGAGGTGCTGGAGCCTTCAGTGAGGCCGAAGAGGGCCAGCACGTCTTTGTCGTAGGCCAGGAGCGAGAAGCTCGCTTCGAGCGCTTCCATGCCGACCGTCACCTTGAACGGAGCAGCCATGCCGCCACCGTGAAAGTCTTCGGTCTTCTGAGCGAGCTTCGGAGGGTCAACATCCTGCACTTGACCAGCCATTCCTTTTCCGTCCACGAACAGGTTGAGGTTCTTAAGGACGTCGCGAGCTGCCATAGCAGTCTCCTTTCTTTAAGTGTTGATGAGCGGGGCGGTCTCATGCGCCCCGCGCGTCGTGGTTAGTCGAAAATCGTCTCGACGTAGTCGTTCACGAGATGCGAACGGAACGTGATGTGCTCAGCCGGGTAGGCGGGCGTGAAGTCGAAATCGAAGTAGATTTCGCCGTCAGCGATTGCCGATGCCGAGTTGAGGTCCGGGTCCGCCCAGCACGTGCCGCCCAGGATTGCGCCTTGCGTAACCATGCTGCGCAGGAACGCGTTCACGCCTTCGACGACTTCCGTCACGTAGTTCTTCGTGATGCCCTGGTCCACGGCCCACTGGTGAGCGGCGAGCAGCGAATCGTTGATGATGTCGGCAGTCCGAACCACGCAGAGGAACTTCCACTTCGGGTCGCTCGACAGCGTGCGGTTGCCCCAGAGCTTGAAGCCCTTGCTGCGGATGATGGTTGCCACGTTCGCGCCGTTGAGCACGTTCGCGCGGCACGACGGGTCGCCCAGTTTGAAGTCGATGGCACGGCTCGTAGCCTGGATACCATTGATTGCCTGGTTCGACGGCGACCACCAGAAGCCCTTCGTGTTGTCGATTTGGGCGATGAGGCCTGCGACCATGGCGGAGGCGTACGCCGTCACCAGGTTGCCGTTGCTGTCGGTCTTCACGCCGCGCGGGTCGACGAGGTACACGCGCTTGCTGCCGAAGTCGCCCGCCATCGCGATTGCGTCGGCGTCGTTCGTATTGGAGCCGTCCTGGATGATGACGGCGCGCATGCGGTCGGCGATGCCAACCATTTCAGCGACAACAGCGTTGCCAGCTGCGCCAATCGTGGCGGTGAAGGTCGGCGCTTCGGTCGGCGTGCCGGCAGCTGCAGGCAGCGTGAACGTCGGAGCGACGAGATAGTTGGAGCCAGGCTTCGACACTGCGACAGCGGTCACAGAGCCGCCCTTGACGGTCGCGACAGCCGTTGCGACGCCAGAGTCAGCCTGCATCGTGTACGAGCCGTCCACGAGGCCTGCGCCGGCCGTGAAGCCGACAGCGATGACGCCGCCCGTCACGCGCTGATGCGTGAAGCCAGGAGCGATGAAAATCCGCGGTGCGTAACCCGTCGCGTTCTCCGCGCCGAGCAGGGCTTGCACGCCCTTGTACTGGCCGGTCACCGGGTCGGTGCCGCCGATGACGTTCGCCAGCGTGGTCTTTTCGTCAGCGCCGTCTTCGACACGAATGACGATGACTACCGCACCAGCCTGGTCGAAAATCGAGTCCATCGCGTCCGGCAGCGTGCCGAGGCCGTTGCCCGTCAGGTCGAGCTTCGCGGCAGTCGAGCGCGAGCCGGCGATGAGCACGGGAGTGTTGAGCGGAAATACGGAAGCGTCAGCGTCGGGAGCAGTGCCCACCAGGCCGATGACGGACGTCGCGACCACCGAAATGGGACGCGGGCCATCGTCGATGTCGAGAACTTCGACACCATGAAGAAAAGATGCAGTCATTTGTGCGAGGGTCCTTTAGAGGGCACAGTTGCAGGGAGATACTTACACTTGCATATTGTGTATAGCCTGAAATGCGTAATCCTCCAGCGAGATAGGCGCATTGGCCATAAAAAAACCGCCATCCGTCAACACAACGGGTGGCGGTTCCAAACCCCAGGAGACTTTTGCCTTTTATGCCGCCGTTTCCCCGTCGGCTGCATGACTTAGTATAGCGTGCAATGCTCGCATGTCGAGTAAATTACGCGTCGCCGGAAATCTCCTTCTGGAGCGCGGCCATTTGTTCCTGGAGGCGCGTCAATTGCGCGGCGAGCGCTGCTGCGCGCTGCTCTGCGCTGGGCGCCTGCGGCTTGTTCACGAGCTCCCAGCCGGAGCCATTCCAGCGAGGCCAGACGTTGTCCGCCCAGCTCGACGGAGGCGCGATTTCCACGGTGCCCGCCGGCAGGTGATAGACGCCAGGCTCGAGCGGGCTCTCATCGGCTTCCGTCTCGCCACAGAACATGCCGTAGCGGTTCATTTGGTACACGGTCTTGCTCATGTTTGCTCCTTTAGAAGCGAATGCAAGCCAGCATGGCCAGGTTGTTAGGCCGGGTTTCGCTGTCTCCGGTGGAGGTGATTTTGATGTTGTGCGAGTGCGCGCCATCGGTCGGAATCGTGTGGTCGTGCGCGCCGGCCGGGCTCGTCAGCCGCCACTGGTTGTCGTAGTCGGTAGACTTCGAGCCTTCCATGTTGGCGCCATAGTTGCCCCACGGGCCATTCGCATCGTTCTCACCCCAGGGTGAAACGTGTTGGTGGTCGCCCACGCCAGACGTTTTGCCGGTGTGGTTGTGGCCGCCTTGCGTGTCTGACGTCGCCGTGTGGTTATGGCTGCCCAGCGCGTTGTGCTGATAGCTGCCCAGCACACGGCCCGGGTCCACGCCACGGCCGTCATCGAAGCCGCGGATGAACTCGCCGCGCAGGTCCGGCAGGTTGAACGTGTTGAATCCGTCCCCGGCGCCGTACAGATTGCCGATACGAGCGTATAGCGCCGCGTAGGCCGTGCGGCTCACCGCAGCACCGTTTGCCTTCAGCCAACCAGCCGGAGCCGTGCCGCCCGCGAAGAAGCCAACCAGGCCCGCCGGAGCGTGCGTGTCGGTGTTCACCTTGCTGTCGACGCCAAGGTTCGTGCGCGCCGTCGCCGTGTTCGGCAGGTCGGCGAGATTCGAGGCCTTCAGCAGCGGCATCGGCTGGTACGCGGCCGGGTCGTTCTGAACGAAGTACGCCTGGGTGCCGGCAGGGTAGGCAGTTGCCAGCGTCAGCTTGGTGGTGTCCGTTGCGTCCGCCGTCCATTGCGTCGGGAGCAGGCGTGCGCCGGCGATGTACAGCGCCAGGCCAATGGTCGTGCACTTCGTCAGCATCACGACGAGCTGGCCGTCCGCGAGGGTCTGTTGCTCATCGACCGTGTCTACGATGACATGTGCTACGGTTCCGTCTTGCCAGACCGTGTCGCCATCGGCGTTGGAGCGCTTCGCCAGCACCTGGCCCGTCGTGCCGCCAGGCAGCAGCGCGGGAATCGTGACGGTGTTCTGAATCCAGCTCTGCGTCGCGACGGCTACGTTCGGGTCAATCTGAATACTCACGACGGTGGCGTTCGTGACGAAGAACTCCATGCGGATGATGGTGTCCGAGAATGCGCCGTCCGTCGTTGCCGGCTTGTACGTGTCGGGCGCGTTCGCGATGGCGAACAGCGAGCCCGCGTCATCGAACACGCCAATCTCGCGAATGACGAAGCCGCCCATCGTTGCGGGAATGACCATCTCCGCAATGAACATTTGCGGGTTGTCCGCGGACTGATAGATGCGGTTCGGAGCGATGCGCGTGCCTGCGATTTCGCGCACGAGCTGGGTCTGCGTCTGGTCCGGCGTGTACGGATTGCCGCCGCCGTCACCGACCGCCATCGCGGTCAGGTTGATGCGCACACCGGCAGCCTCAGCCTGCGCCATGCGCTGCAGGCCGTAGGCAGTGTGGATGGTCGAGAAGACCTGGTTAGCCATGAAAATGCCCCGTATTTAACGTGTGTTTTTAGGAGTGCTATGAGTTATGGACGTGCAAAGCGACTCAGTCGTCGAGCATGTCAACCGCGCCCTCGAACTCCGGCAGCGTCTTGACGAAGTCGTACGCCTGCTCAATCGGATTGCTGCCCGCCAGGTCGTAATTGAGCGGATACTCGGTATAGGCGAGCGCGTTGCTGTTACGCGGCCCGGATGCAGGCGTGGCCGCCGACTCAGACGCGAACGTGCCTACGGTCGCGACTGCGGAGTCCTTCGTCACAGTCACTTGCGTGACCCGGAAGTAGGCTTCCGGCAGGTCAACACCGCGGAAGTTTGTTGCGAGTTTCAGTCCCATTTTCTTGGTCCTTTATTGAGCGTCGAGGATGACCCAGTTGACCGTGGACGTGTCCGTAGCCGACGTGGAGCGAATCTTGAAGTTCGAGCCGACAGTGAAGTCCGCCGGCGATGCGTACAGGTAACCAGGCGTGCCGCCTGGCGTGTTCATGGTGATAAACACCTTGCTATTCGCCGTGATGCCCGCGGTGTTGATGGTCGCGACGCCGCCCACCAGCGTTGCCGAGCCGATGAATCGGTTCGCCTGGAGCGAGATGCCAGTCTTGAACCACGTCTTGCCTGCCGATGCGCCGCCGACGAACGAGAAGCAGTTGGGCTGCGAGATGCCGTAGTCGAGGTACGAGCCAGTGCTCAGGCCGAAGAAAATCTTCGCCGTGCCGACGTTTTCAGGGCAGGAGAACTGCGCGTACGATGCGCCACCCGCTGCCGGCCCGTCGTTGAGCAGGAACATCTGGTTGTTGTTCTGGCTACGGAACTGCAGCTGGAACAGCGAAGGGCGGTACATGATGCTGCACAGGTTATTCATGTTCCCGTCTTGGAACTGAATAGTCGGCGAGTCGGTGCCACCGGCGCCGACGTACATCACGCCACCGTTGAACCGCACGAAGTTGCTCGCGTAGTTCGACAGGTTTGCGCCGCCGCCCACGTACGTCGCAGCACGGCACTCGATTTCGGTGCCCTTGGACGAGATGATGCCGGCGGTGATGTTCGACTCCGAGTAGACGCGGATGAACGTGTTCTGCCCAATCCAGCCGTTCGTCGGCGCGGTGCCGTTGTGCGTCTGAATGCTGGCGTCGCAAATCTCGCCCGTGATGTGCTTGAAATCGCTGTAGCAAATCTGGTTGCCGGGCGTCACGCCGATGCCACGGTACGAGTTCATGCACGAGATGTCTTCGTAGTGGTTACCGGTCGATGCGTACGAGTTGTTTGCAGGCCAGATAGCCCGGTCGAGCAGAATGCCGTGGCCGCGCGTCCGCCCGTCGCCCATCGCCCACAGACGTAGGTTGCTGAAGAAGCAGTCGTAGCTGTCGGTGATGACGAAGCCCGCGCGGTCAAAGTTCGCCAGTTGCAGGTCGCGGAATACCGCGTTACGGTTCGATTCGAACGTCTGCGACTGGTAGAACACTTCGCCAGTGCCAGTCGGGCCCAGGCCGCTGGCGTAGAACTTCTCGAGCAGCGTTCCCGGCGTGTGCGCGTTAGTGCCGCTCGCTACGAGCGTGGCGCCACCCGCGAACTGGCACTTGAGCGTGGTCTTGTCCATTCCTTCGCCCTTCAGCTTGAGCGGGACGAAGTACGTCAGCTGGCCGGCGAGGATATACGTGCCCGCCGGCATGAAAATGGGTGCGTAGGTCAAGGCCTGCCATGCGAGCGCAGACTGGAATGCGGCCGTGCTATCCACCGTGCCGGTCGCGTCTGCGCCGAACCACTGCACGTTCACGTCGCCGGAGTACGTGCGCTTCCAGCGCGTGCCGTCAGTCGAGACGATGACGGTGCCGCCGTTGTCGGCGCTCGTCGTGTCGGAACTGTCGCGCGTAAACGAGCCTGCGATGCCGGCCGGCTTCTTCGTCGCGAGGTAGCCAGTGACTTTAATCGTGTTCGCGGTGCCCGTGTAGGCGCGCAGGCCGGCGTAGTCGGACACCGTCTGCGTAGCGATGCCCATGATGTATGCCGCCAGGTCACGAATCAGCTTGGCAGGTGTGCGCACCGTAGCGGGGCCGCCGAAGTTGATAGACGTGCTGTCGTCGCCTTTTACCCAGGCGTCGACATTCGCTTCGTTTTGTTCGAACCGCGCTACGCGGCTATTGAGTGCATCGCTCATTTATTACTTAGCCCATCGGTTGGCGGGCATGCGAACCCGCAAAATGTTGTCGAGAAGGTCCAGCGCCGCTACCGTGCTGGCTTCGCCGTTGAATGCTGCGTCCGTCAGGAGGTCGAGAGCTGGCATGCCATCGGAGTACATCGGGGTGCCGGCAGAGATGGTCGTTTCACTGCCCATCATCAAAACAGCGCCCGTCGTGAGCTGCGATTTCGTGGTAACACTCGGAACCAAAAGGTTCATGTGCGACCGCAAGTTCTTGTTCGTCTCGAGAAGCTTGAGCACCTTCGCGAAAGCGGCCTGCGAAATGCCAACCTGGCTCGTATCCATCAGCACATTAAAGGTATAGGGCGCGCCGGCAGGGAGCTGGTTAAACCATTCCTGCACTTGCACGTCGATACCCAGGACGGCAATCGCGTCGCGCACGGCGCCGATGGTCCCTTTGTAGCGCTGCACTCGCACAGCTGACTTGATTGCGTCGCGCTGCTGCGCTTCCGTGTAGCTGGGGTCCCAATCGTCCACGCTGAAGGCCCAGGCGAGCCAGGGCAGCAGGTTCGCCGGGCACGAGTCCGGATTCCAGGTGTCGCGGACAGGCGTCGGCACGTCGCCGATGCGCGCGATGCTTTCATCGAGCGCAGTCTCGAGCGGCGTGGCGTTTTGTGGCAGGAGGTCGCTCATTTAGGCGCTCACCACAGTCACGTTGATGGCGGTGCAGTACGGAGCCTGGCCCGGCGACGCGGGGATGTTGCCCGTCGGCAGGTTCAGGTTCACTCGGTCAACGCCGGGCTGGTGCAGCGCGCGGAAAATGCCAGACAGACTCACGTCGTAGCCATTGCGATGCACTGAGTCCGCGTAGGCCTGCGCGGCCGCGACGGCAGCGGCAACAACGACGTCAGCGGACGGGCCGCTGTAGAGCACCAGCTCCGCGTCGATGACGTACGGCAGGGGCGTCGATGACTGCACCGTCACCTGGTCAGTCATCGGGCGAACGCTGTCGGCGTTCACGGCGGCCGTAACCGCGGCGAGCTCGTCGTTGGATGCCGTGCCATCGCCGTTCGTCGAGAGCACGTACACGGTCACCTGGCCGGGAGCCGGCGACACTGCGGACACGTCTTTGATGGTGCCGGTCGCGCTCAGCGCATGGAACACGTAGCTGCCTTCGCTGCCGGCCGTCGTGTAGCCCTCCAGCGAGAGCGGGATGCGCGCGCGGTAGTCGTCGTCCAGCTCGTACACAGCTTCCGTCGGAGGCGTGGTCGTCGGGTCTGCAGCGCGAATCACCTTGCGCGCGACGTTGAAATTCGCTCCGATGTGGTCCAGGTCGGAGTCGGTTGCGAAGGCGAGCATCACCGCGCGCACGGCTTCGTTCGCACGCTGGCGCACGAGCAGCTCGCGATACGCGCAAACCTCGAGGATTTTGTACACCGGGTCCGATTCGAGCAGGGCCGTGAACGATGCGCCGGCCGCGACCATGCGCGACTGCATATCGCTCAGCATCGCGGCGAAAATGGTCTCGAAATCGAGCGACTCGACAGCATTCGGAGCTGCCAGTTGCGAAAGGTTAACGGTTGTGAATGCGCCGGCCATGTCAGTTAATCGTGATTCCGTCGAGCGTCACGACTTGACCGTCAGGCAGGTATCGTCCCGTCAAATCGAACTGGACTTCACCGGGCTCTGCGGACACGAGCGTGACTTGAGTGAGTTTGAAACGCGGCTCCCACTTGGCGAGCGCGTCGACCACGGCCGCGCGCATATCCATCGAGGTCTCTGCGTTCATAGGCGCGTCAACCAGCGTCGGCAGCAGCGAGCCATAGTCGCGACGCATCACACGGCTGCCAATCGGAGTCGTGAGAATGTCGACGATGGACTGCCGCAGGTGGTCGATGCCGCCCAGCGGCTTGCCGGTGGATGCGTTGGTGCCGTTCATGTGCTGATTCTGTGGTATACGCCGCGCGCCTTCCTCCTACGAGATAGGCGCGTGCGCGATTGCACGCTATAACCCGTATAGCGCGCGAGAGATGCAACTAGCGGTCTTTTACGCTTGCGCCGGCGTGGTCGGAGCGCTTTCGCCCTGTGCGGTGTGGTGGTGGCCCTTCAGCGAGATGTCATCGGCCTGGACGTCGCCATTTTTGATGGAAATCGAGCCGGCGAACGTCGATACAGCCCCGTCAGCGCCCTGGCCCTGCACGTTCATGGCTCCGGTGACACCCAGGTTCTTCTGGACCGTCAGGTTGCCCGTCACGGTCGCTTCTGGCGTGTCGAGCGTGACGCTGGTTTCGGCCTTTACGGTGGCGACCTTGCAGTTCACGATGACGTTGCCGGTGCCGACGTTCACCGTTAGCGTGTGCGCCGCGGCGTCGTAGATAACCTCGCTGCCGTCCGCGAACGTGGTGCGGTCTTCGGTGGCGCTCTGCGACGGAGCAGGGTGGTCGTCCTGGTAGAAGCCGGCCAGCACGAAGCCGGTCGTCGTGTCGCCAGACGGCGCGAACACGATGACTTGCTCACCGACGCTCGGAGGCGACCACTTGCGCGTGGCGCCCGCGCGGCCGGCGAACCATGGCAGCCATTCGGTTTCGAGCCCGCCGCAGCTGCACTGGACCATGGCGTTGGCCAGGTCAACCGCCGTCACCACGCCGAAGCGGATGAGCTGGGAGACTTTGCGATGCGCTTCACTCAGCGCGAATTCATGGTCGTTCATTGCAGCTGCGTGTATTTGGGTTCAGAGCCGAGGCCCACGTCAGGCGTGAAGCCGACGTAGATGTTGGTCGGAATCTTTCCGTCGTTCGTCCAGACGTTGTCGCCCAGGTAGAGCACCTGCGCGAACTCGACGCGCCACACCTCGTATTTGTCGAGCTGCGGATGGAAGGCGTCGCGGTAGCAGCCGGTGACGTGCACCGCGTCTGGTCCGACGATGCCTTGCCAGCGCCGCAGACGCAGCCAGGCCGCGAAGGCCGCCGCGAACTTGCGGATTTCGCGCTTCACGTTCGGCGTGTTGAATCCGAAAATGATTTCCGCTTCGAAGCGCGCGTTCACCGCCAGCTGGCCGGTGCCAGGGTCGTTCTCGTCTTGCACTTCGAGCTCAGTCATATCGAGCAGCACGGCCGGCAGCGGGAGCTGTTGCCGTTCTTCGGTGCGATAGAACTCGACGACCTTCAGGTCCGGATATTGGGCCTTAATCTCAGCCTCAATTTGGGAGTGCAAAGCGTCCAGGTCGAGAAAAGCGTTAAAGTCGGTCATTTGGCGCCAATGTTGTAGTTGATGCGGGCCTTCAGGTCACGTTCGAACTCAGCCCAGAAAATCGTGGTGACTTTTGCGAACACCTCGCGCTCGATGATTCGCTCCGCCTTCTCCTGAAACGGGTAGTTGAGCGTCTCAATCGGGTAGCGCGACTTGCCCTGGCGCTTGTAAATGAGCCCGGAATGGCTCATGAATGCGCCTGGATATTGCTTGTCGCGGAACTGCACGCCGTTCGTCGTCTTCGTCGGCTTGCCGGTGAGCCAGCTCGGAGGCAGGTCATTCAGGCCATACCAGAGCTTCATGCCGCCTTCGCCGGTCTTTTTCATGCGAAACGACAGCAGGCGCCGGCGGAACTTCTTCAGCTGCTCGATTTCGAGCTCGGAGACGAGCGCCTTGGTCGCGAGCTTCTGCAGCTTCGCGGCCGTGCGCGTGCACGCGCGCCTGAAGGCGAGCTGCACCTGCTTTGCCGTGCCGCCAAGGTCACGGCGCAAGTCCTCCAGCGCCGTGTGGTCGATGTCTACGTGCAGCAGCTCGTTGCTCATCGCGTCAGTCCGCTGTCGAAAGCTCGAGAACCTCGAGGCCGGTGCCGTCAGGCTGCGGATACGTCATCACCGCGAACGTGCCGAACACCGTCTTGCCGTCAGCGTTGTAAATGACGAGCGTGTCGCCGCGCCGCGCGCCCGCGCACGAACCTTCGACGCACGTGAACTTCGGCGTGGTGGCGTCCATCTCGAAGTCGCCGTTGCCCAGGCGAGTCTTCTGGTACGGGCCGTCGTAAATGCCGGTGACGGTGCGCGTGGTGCCGTCGAGATTGCGCGCGCCGCTCTGCGGCACGAACTCGATGACACCCTTCACGGCGAAGTCGCCCAGGTCGACAAAATCCGCCGGGTTGTCCCAGGCTGGAGTCGGCATTAGGCCCCCTTGCGCTTGGAGACTTCCGTGCGTACTTCGTCGACGACCTTGTGCACTTCCGCCACGCCCGCGCGGATGAGTTGCTTGGCGTCGCTCTCGATGACTTCGACGAGCTGGCCGGCGCGCACGAACTCGCCTTCGAGCAGGAAACCTGCCTTGGCCTTCAGTTGCATGACGCGGGGAAGTGAGAATTGCATTTGGGACTCGCTTAGTAAAAAAAGCCGCCGGACTGGCGGCCTTTCGTTGTGCTAAATTCGCCCCGTATTTACAGGGCGATTTCCTGCACGTTCGTTACGCCTTCTTCGCGTACGCGAAGGATTCGACGTGGCGGACGTTGATGTCCACGTCTTGGAACACCACCAGGCGGGTGCCGCCCGACGTGCTCAGCGAGTACGGGTCGACCATCAGGTCCAGACCGCCCCACATTGCGATGACCATCGAGCTGAAGTCACCGAAGAACACGTCACCGTCGGCAACCTGGTTGGTCACGTCGGCGTTGTAGCCGTTGATGGTGTTGCCCGCTTCCCAGATGGTCGCGCCGGTCGGCGTGCCCGGGAACTTCTGCGAGGTCTTCGCGTTGCCACGAGCCTTCGCGTTCAGGATGTACGCCATCGAGTCGACATCCGCATCAGCAGCAGCGATGAGGGTTTCGAGCTCGACGTACTCAGCGAACGTCGGGAACGCACCAGCCAGCTCGATAGCCGACAGGCCGGTCTGGTTCACGAGGCCCTTCGGTTGACCGTCAGCGCCCGTGCCGTACAGGCAGGACAGGTCCATCGCGGTTGCCACGGCCTTGAGCAGGTCGTTGCGAACCAGGAGTTCTGCGTCCGGCGTCACTTGGTGCATGCTGCGACGGGTGATGTCGGTGTATGCAGCCAGCGACTTCGGCGAGAACTGGATTTGGTCCAGGCCAGGAGCCGTCGCGGTCGGAGCGCCGCCTTCACCGACCCAGTAAGCCTGGCCGATGACGTTCTGGCGCGGCACGTCCACGTTGCCGACGAGGCCAGCGAGCGTGGTAGCGCGCTTGGCGACTTTCAGCTTGTGGCGCAGAGCCTCGATGAAGTGGTTTGCGAGCAGGTTCGTCGCAACACCAGCTGCACCGCCGCCGGTCGTCGTGAACGCGCGGTTCTGAACGTCTGCCGGCAGCATGATGCCCTTCGACGTCTTGCCGTACTTCGCTTCCGCGGCGCGCGAGCATTCGAATTCGAACGCGGCTTCTTTCTGCGCTTGCTTGTCGTGCGGGTTCGCCAGAGCGCGCGATGCACGCAGGATGGAGAACTGCTTCGCTTCCTTGTCCGTCAGGCCGATTTCGGCGTCGCGGGCTTGGTCGGCCAGCGGGCGTGCCGAGCGCTCAGCTGCGAGTGCGCCGAGCAGCTCGCCGCGGAACTCGTCAACCGACTTGCCGCGGAGAACGAACTCCGAAGCCAGGTCTGCCTTGCCGTACTGCTTGCCCATTTCGGTCAGGTCACGCACGCGAGCGCGTTCTGCATCGAGACCGCGCGATTGAGCGACACGCTCGCCTTCGCCTGCACGTTCGATGACTTCGAGCACCTGCGTGATAGCGCCTTGCTCGTCTACGAGTGCGCGCACGAGGTTGCCGGCCGCATCACGAAGGAACTTTTCCATGTTTCGATTACCCTTTGTAGTGTGGGTGGTTGAGTTGGTACTGCGAGTTTCGCTGGTAGGCTTGTTAACTTCCTCCAGCGAGATAGGCGCGGCTTGCGCAACGTCCTGTTTATTGGTATAGCTCCGTCCAACGCCCACAGAATCATCTGCAGGCACGGAAACCAAAGAAATTTCGTAGGGCTGCCACGACGTCACCAAAAACACGTCGGTTCCATCGGCCTTTTCTTCGACGAGGCGCATGCCTGTCGGCTGATAACCGACCGAAATTTTCGTGACAATCTGGTCTTGAATGTCGCGGAACAGCTGCTCGCCGGCCGGGTTCTGGCTGAAGCGCAGCACCGCGCGGCCCTTGCGGTCGCCATCGACGCGCGCCGATACGACGACACCGCGCTGGTCGGTCCAGTCGTGCATCCAGAGCACCGGAGCGGCGTTGTTCAGGCGGCTCAGGTCCACCGCGCCAGCGTCGTGCGACAGCACTTCGACGCCGAACCAGCGCTCGACGGTGTCGGTCTCGCTCGAGAACGAGACTTCGACAGTGCGCGCCTCGACGTCGATAGCACCGACAGTGGCGACGCGTTGCAGGCCGCCCTTGTCTTTGATTTCCTGCAGGCTGCGAGCGATGTGTTCACCCGGGTTCTGCGTCTTGTCTCGCTTCACAAAAACTCCTTGTATTTACGGTGAGGATTCCTAAATCCTCGGGTCGAAATTATTCGGCACTCGGCTCGTTGTCATCGAGCTGGTTGGGGTCGATGGGCATCAGCGGCAGGCCGAAGAACTTGCGGACGATGTTCACCGGAATGCCGGCGTCGGCCATCATGCGCATGTCTTCCGCGATTTCGCGGTATACGTCTTCTGGTTCCTTACCTTGCTCACGAATCACCGCGGACGGCGACTTGATGCCAGCCTGGATTTCCATGATGTTCGCCGTTGCTTCCTTCACCGGGTCCATCCAGCTCCAGCGACGGCCTTGGAAATGCACGTCCTGGTATACGGCGATTTTGGCCGGCGAGAGCGGCTTGCCGTTCTTCGCGACGATGAGGCCGCGGAGCAGGGCTTGCTTCAGGAACTCGCGATACACCGGCAGGCACAGCTTTTCGATGAGCCAGGCCTGGTGGTCTTTCCACGTCTCACGCTCGTTGATGTCAGCGGCGCGCGCCGTCGAGAGGTTGACGCCTTCCTGGTCATTCGAGAGCTTCCAGTACCCGACGCCCATGCCGGCCGCCGCGCCACGAAGCATCGCCTTGTGGAAAATCGCGAACTCTCCAGACGGGTAGTTCGGTGTCCACTCAGCGATGGTGGCGCCCACCGGCAGCTCATGGAACGACAGCGGCTCAGCATTGATGCTCATGCCGCCTTCGTATTCGTCATCCAGGCCGGCCGGCGCCAGGTCCTTATCGGTGTACTGGATGAAGCCCATCTTCGATGCCGACGCGCGCGCGTTCTGCACAGCAGCGTCTTCGAAGCCCTGCAGGTGATGCAGGCGGAACAGCGAGGTGGCGGCCCACGGAATCCCGCGACGCTGGCCAGCCATTTCCTTCACGAAGCCATGAATGATGTCATCGGCGGGCACGCGCACGTAACCGGCGCCGTTCACGCTGTAGTAGTAGCTGTCCCACTCGTCGAGCGACTCGAAGTGATACGCAATCGGCTTGCCGTACTGCGTGAATTCGATGCCGTGACGAATGAAGTTGCCAGAATCATTGAAGTTGCCTGACTCGTAGCGCACCGGCAGCCGGATAGGGTCGATGGCTTGCAGCGCGAAGCCGAACTTGCCGGCCGCCGGGCCATAGACTTTGCGGAAAATGAACTCACCGTCGCGCGCCGCATGTTCGACCGCGAGAGCCTGCAGCTCACGCCAGGACGATTCGCCGGTCACATCGCAGTTCGACGCCTCGCCCCATTCCTTGAATGCGGCCTCAAGCGCTGCGTTGGCGTTCGAATCGGGCTTGCCATTGGCGAGCATGACCTTGCCTTGCACGATGACGCCGTGACTGCCGACGATGTTCTGGCGGCACAGGCGCACGAAAGCGCGCACGTAGTCGTTATTCGACCACTGCTCACGCGAGCGAGCTACAAGCGCGGTCTGACGCAGCGTGATGAAGGCGTCCGGAGAGGTCGGCAGCGAGCCCCAGCCGTCCATCGCGTCGGCATACGACGACTTGAACATGCCAGCGACCGAATTCTTGATGTTCTGCGCCAGCGTAGGCAAGAAGTTGCGCTGTGCGCGAGGCTTCGCGCGTTCGTTGCGACGACCGTTGAAAAATGGCAGTTTCATTGGAATTTCACGTAAATTGGGCGGCCGAAGCTATTTTTGCCGCTGTTACGGGCTCTTTCACGGCTCACTTGCACCGCGTAGAACGTCCGAAGCTTCAGCAGCTCGGGAATCGGAGTGCGCCACAACTCACGCCCGTTAATCGTATAGCGCTGTTGGTCCTGCGTAGCGCGCTTCGCCAGCACGGCTTCGATGGATTCGAGCGCGAGCTCCGCCAGGCTGCGGCCGTCATACGGCTCAGTCATCGCTGCCAGGTCAGGCTTGACGGTGAGGCGTCCGCCCACGACTTCGACGACAGCACTGCCGTTGGTCGCACGCAGCGTGTACCAATACTCACCAGCGACCCATTGCGAGGTCTCTGCGGCCGGCACGTCAAAGGTGAACGTGTCACCGTCACCCGTTGCCGTCAGGTCGATGGAGCGAGGCCCACGCAGGAACGCGCTAAGCGTCCACTGCGGTGCCGGATAGTCGCGCGCATGCACCGCGGCATGGAAATCCAGGCCTGCGGTGCACGTTTCAGGAAGCGTTTTCGTGGTATGCGTCATTGTTTACCAGCGTGTGGCCCAGCTTCCGCCACCGCCACGACGGGCTTGCAGACGCTTGGACCGGACAATAGGCACATTTTCGGGCGCCTGGACCGTTTGTTCCTCCTGCGAGATAGGCGCGGCTGCCGGAGCCTCTACGGCCAGCGCTGGAGCGGCTTCTGGGGCCTTTTTGGGCTTCAGGAGCGGCTTCGGCGGCACGTAGTCGGCGCCAACCAGGCGTTCAGCGAGCCTTTTCAGGTCCGGACGCATGATTTTCAGCGCGGCGTAGGCGTACACACGGCAGTCCAGCGCTTCGTTCCGCGCCTTCGGCGGCTTGTACCACTTTCGCACCGGGAACCCTTTCGTATAGTGCGTAATGAGCTTCTCGGAGGTGAGCTGCGCGAAATATTCCTCGTCGGCGTCTTCTCCGAAGTGGCAATAGCCCGGCCCAGGCGCTTCGAGCGCGAGCCGGCGCATGACGAGCAGCTTGCCTTCGTCGACATACACCGGGTACACGTCAACCTTGCGCGCGTTCTTACCTTGTTGCTTGCGCATAATCGAGCCCAGGATGCCCTTGCCCCAGCCCGGCGTGCCTTTGATACCGAAAATACCCCGGCCCGTCTTCCCGCGGAGCCAGTCATACGCCACCGGTGCGTAGCCGTCCTGGCCGCCAGTGTCGAGACAGGCCGCGCGAACACGCATCACGGCGCCGGATTCGTGCACCAGCTCCTCGCTGAGGTAGTCCTCGAGCTCATGCCACACTTCCGGCAGCAGGGTGTCGCCCCAGAGCACCTTGTAGTCGATGCGCCAGCTCTCTTCGTTCACGCCCCAGGCAACGCGCTCCACTTCCAGGCGGTCGTTCTGCGCGTCGATGCCGGCAGTGACGTACACGCCACCCATCGGCACCTGGGCCTTGTAGACTTCCCGGCGCGCGAGCAGCTTGTTCGGGTCGGCTTTGTCGCCTTCGACTTCATACGGCTCACCAAGCGACACGTTCACGAACGAGCGCATGTCGTCGAGCGCGATTTTGTCCAGGTAGGACTGGACGATTTTGCTCATGTCGCGGAACGTCGAGAGGAGCTCCGGCGCATGGAACGATGCGTGGCCCTTGAACGGCTTCGCAGCCTTCCAGCCGTGACCCAGGCCTTCAGCGGCACGAATCGCAGCCTTGCGTTCCGCGTCACTCCAGCCCACGCCGCACGCTTCGCACATGTACTGCGCGTCCGCCGGGTTGTGTTGGTCCGCGCGGTCCTGGTCCTTCGCGTAGTCGTCGATGCCGGTCGATTGCCGGCCAGTCCACATCACGTTCTCCCAGCGCAGATACTGCGGCGCGGAGCAGTGCGGGCAGGGCACATAGAACCGGCGTTGGTCGCCTTCGTAGAACGCCTTGTCGATACGGCCGCCTTTCTCAGTCGGCGTGGAGCTTTCCGTGCGCAGCGCCTGGTCGCCGAACGATGCCGCGCGCTGCGCGATGAGCTCGCCCGGGTCGCCTTCGGCCGTCGTCTCGAAGCCGTTGATTTCATCGGCCTGGATAATCGGCGCAGAGCGGCCGCGCAGGGTCTTCGTCGAGCCCGCCCAGGCGAACATCAGGAAGCCGCCCATGAAACTGATGATGCGGCTGTTGTTCACGCCTTCGCGCCCGCGCGGCTTCGCCATCTTTTCGCTGATGGCCGGGTTCGATTCGAGCATCGGCCGCAGCTTCGTCTCGAGGAACGTCTGCACGTCGCCCTGGCTCGGCTGCACGAACATCTGCGAGCGAGGTTCGTGCGCGATGAAGTAGCCGGTCACGCACTGCTGCACGGTCGTCTTGCCCAGCTGCGCGCCGGTCATGTACGTGATGCGGTACACGCCAGGCTCTTTGATGACATCGAGCATGCCGCGCTGGTAGGGCGCGTTTGCGAAGCGCAGCTTGCCGGGCTTCGCATTGCCTTCAGGAATCCAGACGTTGTCTTCCGCCCACTTCGACGGCGCGATGTCCGGAGGCGGCTTGAGTTGCTTCAGCGCGTTCCGCAGCGAGGCGAGAACGGCGAGCGGATTGGAGAACTGGCTTGTGACTTTCATTCTTCTTCGTCTTCGTCGAGCTCGAGGTCGGTGTTCGCCGCGGACTCGAGCGCATCTTTCAGCGCAGCTACCATGACGCGCTTGAACTCGGATTCGTCGGTGCAGCCCATCAGCGATGAGGCGACGTTGGCCGGCGCCATGAGCACGTTCTGGCGAATCGTTGCGAAAATCGCGGCCTGCGCGCGCTCGAAATCGCGCACGGCGGACACTTCGCCCTTGGCTTTGGCGAGCTCCAGCTCTGTCTTTTCACGGTTGAGCTCGGAGATTTCCGTCTCAGCCTTAAGGCGACGCAGCTTGAGCTCCGCCTCGTCGGCCGGCGCGCTGCCGGTTGCGACCGAAATGGCCTTCGCCGTGTACCAGGCGATGACGTCAGGCAGCACGAACTCAGCAGGCACGCCTTTACTTCCCTTCTTCTGGACAGGGCAGCCGTCAGCGACCCAGGCGTCGATGGTCGGAGGCGATTTTCCAAAAGCTTTTGCAAGCTCAGTTCGGTTGACAATCATGTATTGTGTGGTATGCGTGCGGCGGGGTAGTAATAAAGTTGAAATCTGAAAATTTCACCCAGATATGGGTCCTGGCGAGTCGCCGGGCCTCACCCGCCCCCCCTATGGGAAGGACCCGCTCATAGGGGGGGTCTATTGCCTGTTTTTTGAGCAGAACGTGCACCATTCTGGTGAAAACGCGACGAAATCCTGTAACATTTACCGAAAATCGACGCGTTTTGTAGAAACACACGCTATTCGCCCTGCGATGCCCGCTCCGACCGCACAAGGGCCTGCAGGGCTTGCAGCTGGAGCGTCACTTCGTCGGCGCGCTCGGCTTCTCGCAGCAGAAACTCAACATCTGCGTCTTGAAGTCCGCCTGCCGCTCCTGCATCAGCGACGCTGGCACTGGTGCCAGGCGTGGTGCCGGTACCGGTGCCGGACAGGCCGGTGCTAGCGCAGGTGAGCCGCTTGCGCACGCTGAGAGTGCCAGCACGCAGGTCAGCGATAGTGTGGTCAGCAGTGTCTTGCGCATCCTTCAACTCCTTCTGGTATTGAGCGTCCAATGCGGCCGCTTCAGCGACGCGCTTGGCTTCAGTGTCACGAGCCGCCTGCTGTGCATCAGCGGCCTGTTTGTTCGCAGCTGCGAGCGATTCAGCAGCCTGGGCTTTGAGCCCGTTCACTTCGGCGACGCGCGCCTGGTGTTCGTTGCTCACGCCGAACTCGTAGCAGCCCACAGCAGCGCCGATTACAGCGACTGCGGCCGCGATGTAGAGGTACTTGTTCATTGCGACTTCCCTTCGCAGATGGCGCGCTCATCAGCACGCCGTTTCACGAGGCCTGGCAGCGGCTTGCCGCCGGCGTAGACCCATTTCGAGAGCTCAGCGCAGGCGCCTTTCATGTCGCCGGCATTGGCCTTGCGCGCCATCGAGCTCGAGCAGAACTTCGCCACGCCGACGTTGAATGCGAACGATGTGAACGCCGCTTTCTCGCCATCGGTCATCGGCTTGTGCACGCAAGCGAGAACGCCTTGCGCATGCTTCTCGAGGTCCGCGTTGAGCGTCGTCTGGCACTGGTCTTCCGTATAGCGCTTGCCGACGACTGCATCGGGGCCGGTGTGGCCCACGCAGCTCGTTGCGATGCCAACCGGGTCGCGATAGCCCTGGAGCTTCACGCCTTCGTGCTCCGGAACGGTCGTGGTGAGGATTGCGGCGGACGTTGCGCCGACTAGAGCGATGAGCCGCGCGCTGGGCTTAAACCGGAGCATGTTTCAAGCTCCGCAGGTACGAGAAGTAGTACCATCCGCCGTGAAGCGCGATGTACGCGTCAATAGCCATCTGCAGGCGATGTCCGCTATCGACACCCAGCGCCAGGTTCAGAACGGCCGTGAGCGTCACACAGAAAATCAAGAAGGCGTTAACGTGCTTAAAGAGGGAGCTCATCTTTGTCGTCTCGCGCCTTTTCAGCTGCGGTTTCGGGCTGCATGAGCCCGCGCTTGATGAGCAGCGGCTTGACTCCGTGGATGTAAATCCAGTGCAGGGTGAGCAGAATCGTGTAGACGCTGGCGAAAAAGCCGGCCGCCTGGGACCAGTCTCGGATGCCAAAGAGAGCCCATACGCTCAGGAGCTTGGCGACGAGCCAGCTGTTGTCGGGTTGCTGTTCCATTGTTGCTTCAGGTGTGTTTGGTGGTATACGGCTCATTGTCGTCAGTTGCGGAGCTGCGTTCCTCCTGCGAGATACGTTGCAGAATGAGCCGCACCTGCGAAGCGCTGACGCCGATGAGTGCTGAAATTCGGGATGAATCGAGTCCGTCTTTTGCCAGCCGCAGAATCTGCGTGTCCCGGTATCGCTTGTAGATACAGGAGCAGTTCGCCGGCTTCAGAATCTCACCGCCAAACACCTCGCAAAGCCTCACTGCGTCGCGCCATCCGAGAATCCGCACAAGCTTGTGTCGGTCAGTCAGTCGAGAGGCTTTCGGCACATAGAGCAGCACGCGAGAGGGCGCAGCAGCGCTCCATCGGTGGTCTTTGCTCGTGTACCGCGGCAGCTGTCCAATCAGGTACAGCGCGCGCTCTCGACCGATGACGTCCGCAATCTCCTGGACGGAATCGGGCAGGTTCGTCAACACAGCTCCAGTGGTTTTGTCAATACGTCTAGTATAGCGTGCAATGCGTCATCAGCCAACGCGCGCGTTAACACGCCTGCGCGGCGAGCGCCAGACTGTTAGTCGCAGGATTTGCCTTCAGGTGACGAAGTGGTGACGAACTTTTTCAGACTTCGTCACCGCGATTTCACCTTGTTATTGCAGTGTCTTTTTGCGAAAAAACACCCCCTGGTGACGAAGGTGACGAACTTTTCCCATACTGAAGGGCAGGCTATCGGCAAAATACAAACAATCAGATAGCCCCCTTATAAATGTTGTTTTCTTCGTCACCTTCGTCACCGAGCCTTTTTTTCGAGAGAAGAGCCTGTAAATACTGGGCTTTATCGGGTGACGAACTTTTCAAAAACTTCGTCACCGGTGACGAACGACTTCGTCACCAAGCGTCACCAGGAGCGATTTCGAGCCTGCGACACCCTGAAGGCCCGTCTTTCAGCTCAGTGCTGAGAGTGCCTCCAGGACACGGAAATGCCGTACGCTCACCGCGTATGGGTGTGCGATTTGACATAATAGCAATTATCAATAGTTTTTGGCTATCGGCGTCATAGTTAAAAACAATCGCATTCGTGCCTACGAATGGTATGGCACCGTTTATACTTGCGTCACTTGCTTAACTATCTGATACAACTGTTAACTATGAACGAACGCACGAAGCGCCTGCTCGAACTGATGGAACAGCACCGCCTCGAAGTTGCCGACGTAGCCGAAATCCTGGGCCGTGCGCCGCAGACCGTGCGCATCTGGCGCAGCGACAATCAGGTGATACCCGCCGACGCGCTGAAGCTCCTCGAGCTGCTCATCGCAAACCGCGGCAAGTAGCCACCACTAGAATCACGAGAAGCCCCGCCCAGTGCGGGGTTTTTTTACGCCTCTACCTTTCGCACTCCTACGCTCCGCTCCGCCACATAGCCTTCGGCTATTAGTCCCGGCTCCGCCGATAGAAACATTCAATGCGCGTGAAAGCTGCCATTGGCCTGGGCAGTTTTCACGCTTCCTGGCGTGGTGACCCGTTCAACCACTCGACAATAGCGAATTGCACGTTATACTTGTTCGTCGATGCAAACAGCGCATTGCACACTATACGAACCCTCACCACCAGGAGTATCCTCATGATTCACGAACGCACCACCCGCCTGCTCGACTTCATGGAGCAGCACCAGCTGAGCATCACCGACGTGTCGAAAATGCTCGGCCGCAGCAATCAGACCGTGCGCATCTGGCGCAGCGACAACGCCCGCAAGCAAGTGATTCCTGAGCATTCGTTCCGCCTGCTCGAGCTCACCGTCGCCGCAGCAAAGCAGTAACCGAATCACCACAAAAAACCTATACCCAATCTCTCTCTCACGTAATCACGCAACATGCAAAAAGCAGATTTCGCAGTAATCAAAGCCAACCTCAACCCGGAAATCATGGCTCCGCTGTGGTTCCCCGAAGGCAAGCGCAAGGGCAACGAATGGGTGCCGGCAGGTCAGCGCAGCTTCACCATCAACATGAAGACGGGCAAATGGAAAGACTTCGCTGACGAGGGTGTTAGCGGAAACGACATGATTTCGCTCTACGCCCACCTCCACGGCATGACGCAAGGCGAAGCGGCAAAAGAGCTGGCAGAGAACAACGGCATCAGCATCGACGACACCGCCCGCAAGGCTGCGCTCGCATCGGCATCGAAGCCGCGCGTCGAAGAACCGAAGCCCGTCCTGGTTATGCCCGTCCCGGCCCACGCAAAGGCGCCGACGTTCTATCACCCGGAACACGGCACCCCGGCCCGCAAGTGGGAGTATCGCAACGAGGCTGGCGAGCTGATGATGTACATCCTGCGCTATGAGCCCGCCGACGGCCGCAAGCAAATCACGCCGTACACCTGGGTCAAGAATCCGGACGGCACGGAACGCTGGAGCTTCCGCGGCATCACGGGTAACGACACGCCGCGCCCGCTCTACGGCCTGGAGAAGCTCGCAGCTGACCCGCTGAAGCAAGTGGTCATCGTCGAAGGCGAGAAGGCCGCTGACGCCGCCCAGGAGCTCTTCGGCAACGCAGCCATCGTCATGGCCTGGCTTGGTGGTGTCGCCACCGCCGCCCGCGCCGACGTGAGCCCGCTCGCCGGCCGCCACGTGACGCTCTGGCCTGACTTTGACGCACACACTGACAAAACCACCGGCGCCATCCTGCCGAAACACGAACAACCCGGAGTACGAGCAATGCTGTCCATCGCAACCAACCTGCAGGCCCAGGGCAACGCAGTCACCATGGTCGACTACGAGCCTGACGTCGCCAACGCCGGCTGGGACCTCGCTGATGGCCAGGCAGAAGGATGGACGACCGCAGACACCCTCTCCTACCTGAAGACGCACGAGAGCTTCCCGGAAAGCGTCGCGGCCGGCGGTCCTACGCTCGACGAGATGGAGTCGGCACCGCTGCCCGCTGCTCCGGCTGCCGTCAAGTACGCCACCATCGACTCGAAGCTCGAGCTCGACTGGGCACGTGACGCCAGCGAAAAGGGCCAGCCGCTCAACACCATCGAGAACCTCGAGAAGCTGATGGAGGCGTTCGGCATCACGGCGAAGTACAACGAAGTGCGCAAGGCCGTCGAGCTGACTATCCCGGGCCGCGAAGGCAACACGATGGACAACCGCGGCAACGTCGCGCTCGCCCAGCTCACCAGCATCTGCGCTCGCAACCGCATGCCGCAGACGATGCTTGCAGACTACGTGAAGGCGCTGGCCGATGCCCACAGCTACAACCCGGTCTGCCAGTGGATTGAGTCGAAGCCGTGGGATGGTGTGGAACGCATCCAGGCGCTGCTCGACACTATCACCGTGAAGGGTGACGCGTCGCTGAAGAACAAGCTGATGTACCGCTGGCTCATTTCGGCCGTGGCCTCGATTTACCACCCGTTCGGCTTTGAGTCGCATGGTGCGATTGTGTTCACCGGCCGTCAGGGCCTGGGCAAGACGCGCTGGTTCAAGGCGCTGGTGCCGGCAGAGATGGGTGTGACGCTCGATGGCGTGACGCTGGACCCGTCTGACAAAGACAGCATCGTAAACGTCGTGTCGCACTGGCTCGTCGAGCTGGGCGAACTGGACGCAACGTTCCGCAAGGCTGACATCGCGAAGCTCAAGGCATTCGTGACGAAGGCCGCCGACAAGCTGCGCCGCCCGTATGACCGCGTCGAGTCGGAATACCAGCGCCGCACGGTGTTCTGCGCGTCGGTGAACGAGCCGACGTACCTGGTCGACGATACGGGTAACCGCCGCTGGTGGACGGTGCCGGCCGTGCACATCAACTACGACCACGGCATCGACATGCAGCAGGTGTGGGCGGAGCTCCTCACGCACTACCGCACCGGCGAGCAGTGGTGGTTGACGCCGGAAGAGAACGAATCGCTGGCCAACCTCAACGCGAAGCACGAACAGGTGACGCCGGAAGAGGAAATGACCCGCTCGAAGCTCGATTGGGATTCCAGTATCCGCCGCGAGATGACGGCAACCGAAGTGCTGGTCGCTATCGGCTACGAAAAGCCGGCCCGCTCGCAGCAGGTTCTCATGGGCAAGGTGCTGCGCAAGCTCACCGGCGAAGACGGCGTGCACAAGAAAGTCGGCACCGTGTTCCGCGTCCCGCCGATGCGCGACGGCCGCGATGACGACTACGACAACGGCCTGCCCATCTAACCCCCCTACCCGCGCCGGTTCCCGCCGGCGCGTATCCCGGAGACCCTCACCATGAAACAAGTCACCCTGCTCGATGGCCGCGTCGTGGATTCCGCCAGTGAAGACTGGCGCCACGAATGTGAAGCGCGTCACATCCTCAATATGCCGCGCAAGCGCGACCGCCTGGACTACCTCCACGGCACATTCAACCCGCGCTACGGCAAAGACGAAGGCGGCATCCTCCAGCGCCGCGGGCCGGCAGCCGTGAAGCGCCTGGAGCAGACCATCCTCGAGCTCCACAAGCGTCAGGGCCAGGCCCAATTCGGACTCGCATAGCCTGGCGCTATCACTGACGCTAGACGATGCACAAATATCATTTCACGGTATACTACGCATCACTCGACATAACTGCATTTCACGTTATACTAGCTCGTGAAGGCAAACAAGCCTTACGCATTCTCTCGGTCGGTGCCGCTTCATAACCTAAAGTTTTGTTTTCGTTTCGCATGATGAAAATCTGTTATTGGTATTCGTGTTCACGAATCGGGCAGAATTCATTCCATCGCAGCGTGTGTTAACGAACAGACGCCGCGGTGTTAACGAAACGTCGGCAAAGACCGGCACAAAACTTCTCTCTTTTAGTAAGGATTTTTAGCATCATGGCAAAGCAAATCATCACCGTCACGTCGCAAGCACTCCTCAATTCCGGCATGGGCGCGACGGCCTACAACCGCATCATTCGCGCCGCACAGGGCGCAGATTTCACGGACGCGGACGCCGCGCTCCAGGAGTACCTGGCACCTGGCTTCACCGGCGAGCTGCTCGTCTCGCAAATCGCTGCGGTCTTTGGCCTTGAGTCCGGCCTGTTCGCCCTGGGCGCATCCGGCCATATCGCGGCACCCGCCCTCGCCCGCATGTTCGCCGTGCAGTGCGCTCGTCGCGTCCAGAAGAAGCTCGTCGACCCGCGTGCAATCCGCGCCCTCGCCGTCGCTGAGGGCCATGCGAAGGGCATGCTGACTGACGAGGAGCTCAAGGCTGCCGACGCCGACGCATTCGACGCGGTGACGGACTACTTCACGAACCGCCCGGCCGGCGTGTGCTCTTCGGCCCTCCAGGCTGCTGCGATGGCCTGCGCTGTGAAGCCCGCCGACGAGTGCGCCCGCGCCGCATCGGTCTACGCTGCGATGGCCGTTGCGAACGTGGTCGAAGCTGAGGAAGACGACTGCAGCCGCCCGCAGGAAAGCGATGCCGGCAGCGCTGAAGCCGACGCGCAGCTCGAGCTCCTGCTCGCGATGCTCGATGGCGAGTCGATTCCCGACGGCTGGTACGTCGGCGCTGACGACCAGTGCGAATACGACGCGATGATTCTCGCCGCGGTGTGCGAAGACCTGAACGTGCTGAACATGCCGGTGGCGAACGAGCCCGCTGAACCGGCGCTGTACCAGTTCGACCAGGCCGGCCTGCGCCGCTTCGTGCGCAGCATCCTCGAAATCGCTGAAGACGAGCGCGCTCAGTAATGCATACCTGGCCGGAGTTCCTCGCAAGCCTGACGCTCGCAGCATGGGCGTTCACCGGATGCTTCGCCGCCTTGGTGTTCTTTGCCGACAGCGACGACGATGACGACGACACTCCGGCCGCTAACTGACCACACACATGAGACCAAGCGTTCGACCACTCACCCAGGCGCTCGACGCGTACGCCAAGGCCAACGTGCCGACGACGACGCTGATTCACGACCTGACGACTGCCCTCGCGACTGAGCTCTCTCGCACGATGGGCGGCCCCGTAACCATCAGCCTGCCCGGCGGCATCCTCATCACGCGCGGCAAAGAACTGGAGACAGCAGCATGACATTCCGCAGCATCGAAATCAAAGTCGTGCGCCGTGAGCGCAACGGCGACACCTTCGTGACCGCCCGCGTCGCGTTCGACCGCGCAGAGAATCCTGTCGTGCGCTGCTTCGTGAACGTGCTGAAGTCCGGCGGCTTCGAGACCTACTCTGACTACGAGCATGAGAACCCCGGCCAGGAGGCCCTGACCCGCATCGCCGACCTGGTGCGCGCGCTGGCGTCGTAGCGCCGCATCACTCGACATAACGCCATTTCACGCTATACTATTAATCAACCACCGAACCACAAACTACTGGAATCAAATGAGTCTGAATCACTTCTCCACCCTCGTCGCGGCCGTCAACCGCGAACACGGAACGGTCACCCTCGAGGGCATCATCGCTGGAGGCGAACCGCAGGATTGCTGCCGGTTTGAGAGCGACGGCGACCGCACATACGTGTACTGCAGCAATCCCGTCGAGCGCGAGCATTTCGAATCGCTAAAGTGGCTCTTCGAAAAGCTGTCTTCGCTGTTGCTTATCAAGGAGCTGCGTCTCGACCTGACATCAGCCCCCGGAATCGCGGTCACCGTTGATATGTCTGGCTATGCTTACGTGTCCGGTCTCGATAATGAAACTGCAGTGTTTTCGGTCAAAAGTACCTTGACCTGCAGCACCGGAGACGAGACCGTCACTTGCCGCGGCTATGGCACCAGACTCTCGCAAGTGAAGCACCTGATGGCGCTCGTTCGGCAGGTTGTTGACGCACTCGCATCTGACGCACCTATACATATCTGAGGGTCGCGCGCAGCATAGGCGACTGCCCCGGACTGTAAATCCGGCGCTCAACAGAGCACACGTGGTTCGAATCCATGGCGACCCACCAAACACACCCCGCCTCGCGCGGGGTTTTCATTTGCTTACAACATGAAACCTGACCATTCGGTCAACTCACATAGAATGCAGCCCACATAGTGAGAGGTTGTCATGGAGCAATTCCGCAAGCTGAGCATCGAAATTTACCGCCCGCCCGATGCCGGCGGCCTCCAGGCGAAGGCCGTGGCGACGTTCGACGGCATGGCGCCGCTACAGGTCGATGTCGAGCTGGACGACGACAACCACGCCTCAGTCAGGTTCTCGGACGGGCCTTACACGACACACCAGCTGCTCAACGTCGCCGACTCCGTGCTGGCCGCGATGCGCAGGCTCGATGCGCTAAGCTGAATTTGGTGCCAGTATAATCGTCGGATTTTTCACGGGAGGCCTGCGTGGACCTCGCGCATCAACTCGACGACCTGAAGCGCACCATCGCCTACCTGCAGGCCGCGACGCCCGACGAATGGACACGAGCCCAGCTCGCCGACCTGGAGCTCCGCCTCATCTCGCTGGAGGCCCTCCTGCGCGCCGTCGTGGCGCGTCACCCGCTACCGCCCGGCGACGCATGACTCAAGAAATCCTACGTATTACGTTGTATTACTTGAACAGCGCTGTAAGGCGTATAGCTATACACGTGTAAAGCTATACATCGCCCAAACATAAATAATTGCCCTATTTACTGTCCTGTTCTATTATCCCGATGCGTCTTATGTAGTGTCCCGATAACAGAATGTAACCGCACCGTAGGAGAAAGACATGACCATAGTCATGGTGGGCGCAGAAAAGGGAGGCGTAGGTAAGTCCACATTGAACCAAAACATGGCGGCTATCCGCGCGTCTTTGGGGTTCCGTGTCGCCATTTATGACGCTGACAGACAGGGGTCTAGCAAGAAGTTTATCGCGCGGCGTCGCGGTCAAGAAGGGTTGGCTGAAATCCACCTGCGCCACATTGATGACCTGTTGCCGCCGGGAAAGGGGCGCGTGGAGAAAGAGGTCTTTACACGCGACGTGATGGACTTCGCCAAAGGCTTCGACGTAGTGTTCTTGGACATTGGCGGTCAAGACACCGACCTGTTCCGCGCGGCACTCCTGTTCGCAGACAAGGTGATTGTCCCTCTGACGCCGTCGATGCAGGACCTTGACACCGTTCCAGGGCTACTGGACGTGGTGCAGGGAATCGAGGACAGCACGGGCGAGAGCCTTGCGCTCAGCGCGGTTCTGAACCAGTCAGACCCGCGGAAACGCATGACGAAGTACATCCTGGGCCAGATGAAAGCCTTCAGCGAGGCGCTGCCGCTGCTCCCGAAGATGGTCGGCTTCCGAGAGTCATTCAAGCTCGGCTACGCGCTGGGCCGTGGCGTGCATGAGCTGAAGGGCTCGGAGTTCGACCCGGTCGCGGCGAACGAGGTAAAGGACGTGTACATGGAGGTGTTTAAATGAACGCAACGAACCCGGCGCCCCGGCGCAAAAGACAATCATCGCTCGAGAAGGCTGGCGGCCCAATCGGGAATGACGCAGACGCGAAGCCGCTGCCGAAGAACACCCAGGACGTTCTCGATAACCTGGAGAAGGCAAGCGACGTGATTTCGCAGGGCCAGCCCGCTGCATCGAACGAGCCGCCGGCTCAGGCCGCTCCAGAGCAGCCCGCAGCGCCGGCCGCGGAGACGAAGCCCGATACGCAGCAGCAGCCTGCGCAACAACCGCCTGAGACGCCTGAGGAGCCCCCGCAGCTGACCCTGCAGGAAATCCTGGCCATCCGGAAGGCAAACGCGAAGGAACATACGCTCCAGCGTAACTACCGCATGCCAGTGAGCCTACTTGCCGACATGGATACCCTGCAGGCGCTCGGATACGAGTTCTCTGCGATGGTCGTCGCCGGCACGCGCGCGCACGTCGCGGAGCTCAAGAAAAAGCACGGCCTGAAGTAGGGCCTCGGGATTGGTTTGGTGTTCAGAGAGAACTTATTTTTATAAAAATCGAAGGCGCTGCGGCGCCTTCTTTCTTATATAAAAGTTCTTCTTTTCCGCGCGCGCGCGCGAGAAGTGTAACAAAATAGACCTCAAACCCTTACCTGTCAAGGGTCTGGCTTGTGGATAACTTTTTGGTCTATTCGGACAGATACAACGTGCAAGAGGTACAGATGCAACGTTAGTCGGACAGATGCAACGTTAACACGACTTATCCACAGGCAACTTATCCACAGGCGGACGCTGTTTCGGACATGTACTCGGACATGATAAACTCGCGTCCGACTAACGTATTTTTTGTCCGAACGGGGCTCGCATGCAAACCGAAACCAACGAAGAACAGCAGGAGGCGTCAACAGTGCTGGCTGAGCGCTCCGTGAGCATGTCGAACAGCTTGGCACGTGCCGCCCAGGGGCTGAACCTGTACGAGAAGCGTCTCATCGCCCTGGGGCTGGTCAAGGTCGACTCGTACTCAGCGAAGGCCGCGGCGCTGAAGCGGGCGGGATGGACGTTGCTCGTGACAGCGAAGGACTATGCCAACGAATACGGCCTGTCACCCAGCGCCGCGTACCTGCAGATGAAGGAGGGCTCAGAGAAGCTGTGGCAGCGCGACATACGCTTCAGCGTGGCGGGCAACCGCGGGCCAATCGACCGCAAGTACCGATGGGTGACGAGAGCTGACTATGCCAGCGGCGACGGATACGTCGAGCTCGAGTTTCACCGCGACGTGGCTGAGCACCTGCTGGGCCTGCGCAAGCACTTCACGACCTACAAACTACGGCATGTCGCGCGGCTCGATACCGCGTACCAGTGGCGGCTTTTCGAATGCCTGCGCAGCTGGGCGGACACCGGAGCGTGGCGTCCTACCATCTTTGAGTTCTGGGAGGCTATGGAGGTCCCTGAAGCCTACCGAAAGGACTTCAAGGCGCTTCGTGTGCGCGTCATCGAGCCTGCCGTTGCCGCTCTGCGTGAGCGTGTGCCGATGGACATTGAGTGGAAGGCCGTCAGGCTTGGTGGTCGTAAGGTGTCGAGCCTGGAGTTCTCGTTCTCTCCCGAAATGCAGCCCAGCCTATTCGGACATGATGGCGAGGCGT